CTAGAGGCGCTTCATAAGCGCTTCGGTCTCGGCCGCGGTGCCGACCGACGCTGCCGGCAGCTCGCGGTCGATACGCTTCACCAAGCCGGCGAGTACACGGCCCGAGCCGATCTCGACCACCTCTTCGATTTCGCGTTCCTTGAAAAACAGCACGGTCTCGCGCCAGCGCACCATGCGGATGACCTGCTCGACGAGCAGCTCGCGGATTTCGCTGGGGTCAAGGGTCGGTGCCGCCGTCACGTTGGCGACCACCGGCACGCGCGGTGTTTCCAGCGAGATGTCGGCGAGGGCCATCTCCATGACCTCGGCCGCCGGCGCCATCAAGGGACAATGGAAAGGGGCACTGACCGGCAGCATGATGGAGCGCCGCGCACCGCGCCCGGCGGCCAGCTCCACCGCCTTCTCGACCGCGGCCGTGTCGCCGCTGACCACGATCTGACCGGGGCAATTGTCGTTGGCCACGACGCAGACGCCATGCCCGGCCGTAGCGGCCGCTACCTCGCGCGCCACGTCGACGTCGAGACCGAGCAGCGCCGCCATCGCCCCCTCGCCCACCGGCACCGCCTTCTGCATCGCTTGGCCGCGCTGCTTGACCAACCGCACCGCATCGGCAACGGGAAACGTCCCCGCGACGGCGTGTGCGGAATACTCGCCGAGCGAATGCCCGGCGACATAGCCGAGCGAGCCGACATCGAACCCGGCCTCCGCCTCCAGCACGCGGATCACCGCGAGGCTTGCCGCGAGCAGCGCCGGCTGTGCGTTCTCGGTGAGGGTCAGTTCGCTCTCCGGCCCTTCGAACATCAGCCGCGAAAGGTGCTGCGACAACGCGTCGTCGACTTCCTCGAACAGCAGCCGCGCCGGCGCAAACGCCTCGGCCAGATCGCGCCCCATGCCAGGAGCCTGCGACCCCTGGCCGGGAAAGACAAAAGCTCGCTTCATGCGCGGCGCCTCCCCTTGCACCGTCGCATTCGTCATAGACCCGTCACGGAGGGAGTCAAGCGGACTTGGCCGCGAGCGTGCCGGCCCCTACTGGCACATGCGCAGGTTGTCGCGCTCGACCTCGTAGTCGGTCATCGCCTTGCGCAGCGCACTGTCCTTGGGGAGGGTGTCGAGTTCCTGCTGAATCTTGCGCGAGGTGGCATCGTCATAGGCCACCGGCACCGGGCAGCGCGCCACCAGATGCGGTCCCATCGGCTTGGTGATTTCGTTCGGGACCTCGGATTGCGGCTCGGGCTTCTTGCCGAGCCCCATCCAGCTGCCGCCGCCCGCGCATCCGGCAACCGTCACCGCAATGGCCAGAGCCACTGCCCCCTGAAGTCGCATCGATTCCCCGTTTCTCGCCTTTTCGCGCACGATGGCGAGGGCAACGCGCGGGATCAAGCAAGATCGGCGCAGTGCGGCCTCAGGTAGCGGGGCCGACGCTGGTCAGCGTTGCGATCTGGCCGACCAGCGTGCCGAGCCAGATCGCCGTCGCGACGGCGTCACCCGAAGGCGGGTCGGCACAGGCGGCGTCGCCGTATTGCTCGATGACCCCGACCTTGTTCGCCGCGTCGGGCGGCACGACGCCGGCAGCAAGCGCCGCGCCGGCGGCGGCCTTTCCTTTCTCGTACGCGCTGCAGGCGGTCTTGAGCGCCCTATCGGCCGCGCCGGTCACGTTATTGGCGACCTGCAGCCCCGCGCCGACCGTGCCCAACGCCGCGCCGGCGCCGACCAGGGGCGCGCAGGCACCCAGCGCGCCGCCAAGCAGCAGCCCGAGCGCGACGGTCTTGATGACGCCGCGTTCCTTCAGCAGCAGCGCCGCGAGCCCGCAGCCAGCGGCGAGAAATTGCGCGATCTGGCCGAGATCGCTGTCCGAGAAATGCCACCCGGCCAGCGCCAGAACGGCGCCAAGACCGGCATAGCTCGACGGCTCGCTGAACCGCGCGAGCAGGAACGCAAAGGCCTGCATGGGGAGTCCTTTCAAGAAAAAGGCCGCACGCGGCAAATGCAGCGGCGACCAAAAAAGGAGCTGGGTCTTACCGCTCGCCGTCCCGACAACAGCTTGTCCGCGTCGGTTTGGTCGCTATCCGAGGTCGGCGGCATAGCCGGAACGGGATGGTGGCGTCGGTCGACAGGCTTCGGTCTCGCCAGAGCCGCCGCAGCGGTCGGAGATTTCGTGGTGCCGGCCGATGATGTCCAACGGGTCGCGGCTGCCGTCGGCACGCGGCCGCTGCCGGCGCAGCGCTCGCAGGGGGTGGGGTTGCTCATCGTCCGGCCGAGCGCCGCCGGTAGGCGGCGGCAAGCTTGCCCGCGTAATTGTTCTCGGCCTCGCCCGGGCCGTTGTAGCCGAGCGCGAAATGCGTCCAGTCAAGCGCGCGCAGAAAGCGGTCGAGACCGCCGTGCCGGCAGAACGCGGCGAACGCCGCGAGCTGCGCGCCTTCGCTCTCGCACATCGCCGCCACGTAGGTCTCGACATCGGCGTAGCCGCAGACCGCGAAATTCATCCCCATGATCTGAAACATGCCCCAGCTCGCCGACTGCAGCGCGGCGGCGCGGTCGAGCGAGACTGCCTCGGCCAGCCGGTCATACTGATGCGCCCCGCCGGTGCCGTAGAGCGCACGGTTCCATGCCGGCGACGAGATGTTGGGATGGGTCGCGTCCCAGCGATGGCGGGTCAGCCGACCGAAGACATGCGCCTCGAACAGGATTTTCGGCCGCCTGTCGGGAAGAAATCCGCCGCCCGCGCTTTCGATGTCGCACACCGCCCAGACCGCCGCCGCCTGGCATTGCAGCTCCGCGGCAACCACAGCGACATCCTGCGGGCCGAGCGGTGTCGCCGCCCCCGTGAAATCGGTCATCTTTTTCTCCGGAAAATGCCCGTCAGGGCCGGTTCTGCTTCTGCACCAGCTCGGCACGCATATCCGCGAGCGCCTGCATCACGCGTTCGAGCGAGGCACGCATCTCGGTCTGGAATTGGCGGTCCTCGCGCCGCCGCTCGGCCAGTTCGCGCTCCGCCTGGCCGAGCCGCGTCTCATGCGCCGCGAGCGCGACCCGGTACTCGGCGCGTCCAGCCTCAACGTCGCTCCGCAGACTAAGGTAGCCGCCCAGAATGCCGCCACCGCCGGCGACCAGCACCACCGCCGCCTGGAGCAAGTGCCCGAGCGTGATGTCCGGGCTGAAGTGCGGGTGCAGCATGTGGCCAAACCCGGAGCTCACGACAGTACGCTCCACTGGTTGCCGCCGATATAGACAATACGAAGCACCGCATAGAGCGTGCTCAACGCCGCCGTCGACGCGCCGTCGATGGTCTGGCCGGCCGGCGCGGCGATCGTCATCGTGAAGCTGCCGCTGGCCGCAAGGTACTTGAAGCGGTGTTGTTGGCCGACCTGCGGGCTCGCCGGCAGCGTAAAGGTCGTCGCCGCCGGGGTGCCGGGGACCCAGGCGATCAGGTCGTCGGTGATCGCGACGCTCTGCGCCCCGGTGCCGGTCACGACGCGCACGTTGAGCCGGGGCCGGACCACCCAGCCGCCGGCCGTCACGCCGTCCTGCGCCTGCAGGCTCCAATCGTCGGTGTTGAGCACCAGCTCGCCCGCCGGCCCGGTATAAGCCGCGACGGCAGACGTGCCGCCGCGCGCCCATTGTACTTGCGTGTGCGACCAGGGTTTCTCCGCTGAACACGACCGTAGGAATGTCGGCGGATGGCGCTGCGCCGGTCCACCCTACCGATCGCGGTGCGGTGCCGGCCCCCACCCCAACCCTCCCCCGTGTCCACGGAGGAGGGAGAGTTGCCGCGTCAGCGGCAAATGGGAGGAGGCCGGCACCACCGCTTCGATCAAAACGCAGAACGCGCTAACCGACCGCGCCGAGGTTGATGTCGCCGCCTGGCGGCGCGGTGATCCAGGCAAGGTCCGCCTGCGCCGCGACGGTGGTGCCGAGCAGGCCCCAATCCTGATTGACCCCGACCGCCAGCGTGGCGAGCACATTCACTGCCGCACCGCCGCTGCCGGTGAGTGTGTAGCTGTAGGCCGGCACCGCCGCGATATCCTGCAGCGCCTGCCCGAAGATGTTGAACCCCGGCAGCTTGATGAACACGGTCTGCCCGGCGAAGCTCGCCGGATAGCTATAGCGGAACAGGGACGGGTCATTCGGACCAAACCGCGCGAACGGCGCGCCGACGGCATGCGCGGCGATCGTCGTGCCGTAGGCGCCGCGCCGCAGATAGGTCAGCTCGTATTTGTGGGTGGCGGTGAGCGTCGCGGTCTCGTACGACACCAGTTCGCCGCCGCAATAGCACAGCGTCACATAGCCGTCCGCGTCGGCCTGCGTTCCCGACAGCAGTTGGCCTCGCGATTGGGTCAGATCGACCGTCAGCGTACCCACCGTATCGGGATCGCCGGCGGCGGGCAGGCCCGCGCTCAGGACACCCTGCCGGGCGCCTCGGTAGATCGTCCCGGCCAGAGCGTAGTGGTTGCCGTCGGTGGAAACCCACACCTGGCAACCGCCCCAATCCGCGCCGCCGCTGGCGATCAGCCAAGCCTCGACCGACCCGCCGGTAAGCGCCGCGGGCGGTTCGAAGACGATGGGCGCATTCGTGTCGCCTGGGTCGGCGAACGGGTCGAGCGGCGCGCCCGCGGTCGCCTGCTTGGGATGCAAGACCGCCGTGCCGACGCCGATCGGCGCGATCGTACCCGTCACGGCGTCACCCCGGGGATTTCCTCGGCGGTGACCGTGAGTTCGCCATTCTGGTCTTCCTCGATCTGGATGATGCGTACCGGCGCCGCCGACAGGCCGAGCGCCGTGTCAGTGATCAGCACGATGTCCATCGGCTCCAGCAGCGCGTACCGCCAGCCGAGCCTGAATTTGTAGGAATTGCGGACATAAAGCCGTCGCTGAAGGATCAGCTGCGCCGCGATCGCCGCGCTCGTCGGATTGGTAATCCCGTGCGCCTGGACCGAAGGCTGCGTGCGCAACCCATAGGCGTCGATCGTCCCTTGGTCGAAGGTCGCGATAACCTGCGGGTTGTAGCTGTTCGCCGCGTCGAGATACTCGATCGACAGCCAGTTGCCCGCCTCGGCCGGATCCGCGCGACTCAGCAGCACCGGATCGGTCGCCCCCGCGCCGGCTTCCGACCAGGGCAGAAAATCGTCGTCATTGAGGCTGTATTGCCAGGTGAGGTTCGGCGCCCAGCTCGCCCCGTTAGCGGACAGCGGGAGATCCCCGTAGGGGATGATCTTCAACTGCGCGCCCGACCATATCACCGCCGACACGCTGAGCTCCGCCAGTTCCTCGATCCAGCGCGCGGCCGGCTGCTGCTTGTCGAGCAGCAGCGACATGGCAAGTCGTGCCGCCTGGCAATAATTGCCCCAGTCCGCCAGCGTCCCCGCCGCGTCGAGATTGACCGGCGGAAATCCCGCGCCGTAGCGCGGATTGGTCAGCAGATCGGTCACGATGCGATCCGGCCGGGCGTCGTCGGGAAAATCCGGCCCGGCGGTGCCGCTTTCGAGCCCGGTGATCTCGAATGAGATATCCGGCAACGCCGCCGAAGAACCCAGGTTAAGCGGCGTGCCGGTCACGTAGCACGTGCCGGAATAGCCGATGACCGGCTGGTTGACGTCCGAGCTGGCAAAAACCGGATCGGGCGATTGCCCGTCATTTCCGCCATAGCCGTTGAGCCCGGCGGCGCCGAGCCCGCCGGCGATGCCGCCATTGGCCCAGATCCGGTTGTTGCCGCCGGGGCCGTATGTCGAGCCGGTAAACGACACCGGCCCCTGGCAGACGCCAAAGGCGACGTCGACCGAATATTGCTGGTTGGCGCCTTTCTTGCCGCCGCTGCTGCCCAGCCCCTTGCCGCCGACCGAACCGCCGCCGCTGCCGGTGCCTTGGAAGTTCCAGAATTCGATCAGGTTGATCGCCACGCGCTGCGTCCCATAGCAGATAAAGACCGGACTGCCGGCTTGGCTGGTGTTGTAGCGCAGCGAGCCAAGCGTCGGATTGCTGAACGCATTGACAAAGGGCGTCGGCCCGCCGCCCTTCCCCGTCGGTGCGAGATCAGCCATCGATCACCTCAAAGAAACGCACCTTGCGCCCGGCGAGCGGGTTGAGCGCCGCATCGCCCCAGACCACCCCGCGCTGCCAATACGCATGGATCAGCCGCGGCCAGGCGACGACGATCGCGCCGTGCGAGAAGGTGCGGCCGAACTGGAACACCGCGACATCGCCCGGCGCCGGGTCCCCTGCCAGCTCCCGCGCATAGGGCATGAGCCGGTCGAGATAGCGCTCGGCATCGCGGTGCAGATGCCAGTCGGGCGGGTAGTAGCCGGGCTCGACAAACGGCACGAGACCGCAGCGGTGATAGATCTCGGCCAGCAGCATCGCGCAATCGACGCCGGCGCCCTTGACCCGGCCCTGATGGTGAAACGGCGTTCCGAGCCAGCTCCGCGCTTCGGCGACGACGGCATCGCGGGCGCTGGGGCTCATACCGCCAGCTCCGGTGGCGGGATGTAGGGGAACCCGCCGAAATGGATCAGATTGTTGAACACGCTCTGGCAGGTCGCGACCGTGTGATCGCATCCCGGCAGCAGCTGAAAGCCGTCGCCGGCCGTGACCGGTTGCAGCCAGGCCTTGAGCAGCACGATGTTGCCCCCGGCGAGTTGCGCGATGGTCCGGCTCTGCCCGGCATTGGCGCCGCTGGTGGCGACGATCGTGCCCTGGTCGTAAAGCGTCGCGGGGCTCGGGCTCAGCGTCGTCACGATGATCGCCTGGGTCGATCCCGCCTGTGCGGTGATGCTGGCGGCGAGCGAAGCGCGGTTGAAGCCGCACATCGCGTCGCCGAAAACATGCGTGCACGCGGCCTGGTAGAGCCGACGCGGCATCTGCTGCTGCGCCAGCAGGTCCAGCAGCGACTTCACCTTCATCTCGATGCGGCTGCGTCCGACCTGCGCCTCCGCGACGCGGCCGTAGAACCACACGATCGCGCCGAGGTTCGCTGCCGGCGCGGCGGAGCCGTTCGCGAGCGGCGGTGCAAACAGCCGGTCCAGCTCGACGGTCGCGCCATCGAACTGCCCGCCCCGCACGGCATCGGCGAAGTTCGCCCCGCCGATCAGATCGCCGGCGCCGGCCAGAATTGAAATGTCGAGCTCGGTCGGCTCAATCCCGATCTTGGTGGTGACGGTAGAGCGGTCGAAGCGTGGGCCGAGGACAAAATCGGTATAGCCCGCCGCGTCGTAATTGAGGCTTCCGGCAGGGAAAGCCGTGCCCGGAATTGTCAGCGGCGTAGTCCACCCCGAGTAGCGCAGCACCTCCCCCGACGGCAGCGCAAAGGTGTGAAGATCGATCGCCACACAGACGTCATTGGCCGCGAGATAGCTTCGCAGCGCCGCGGTAGCCGGTCGCATCACACACCTCGATCTCATTTTTTTTGGCGATCGTCATACCGGCCACGGCCGGTATCCAGGCTTCGGTCGCAAGAGCGGTCAAAGAGTAGAGAGTTCGTCCCTCCGCCGGGATGCGTGCCTAGACAAACACCGATTGCAGCTTCACCTGCTTCAGCGCCCAGAGCTGATAGAGAAAATTCTCGAAATCGACGGTGTCGTCAGCGAAGCGGACGCGGAAGTAATAGGTGAAGTCTGCCGTCACCAATTGCCCGCTCGGCGGCGGGCTGACGAACGTCACCCGTCCCGCCGCTGGGTCGATACCATAGGTCGAGCCGTCCTGTCGCACTCCGTTGAAGTAGATCGCCGACACCGTATTCGGCGCGGTGATCGGCTCAGCAAAACCGCCCATGGTCCGCACCAGCTGGAACACCGTGGCGCTGCCGTCGCCGATGCCGAGCGCCTGGGCGGTCGCCCGGTCATCGGTCGGGTCGTCGAACAGAAAGGGCTGGAACGCTCCCTGCTGCTGTAGAAAGAACCCCATCAGCGTGCGCAGCTCGTCATAACCCATGCCGGGCCCGCCGGCAGCCCGCGTGTCGTTGCCGTCGCGCAGCAGTTCGTAGGTCAGCGTCCACGTCCACACCGGACTTGGTTGGTCGACCATCCGCAGTTCCCGCCCGGAAATGGCGCGCTGGACGCGGGTCGCGAAACGGGGCGCCTTGCTGACGCTCCAGCCGAGCCCCGGCAGCGCGGGAAAGATCGCCGTCATGGATGCGCCTTAGAAGCTGCGCGGGGTCAGCGCGTTCTGGCGGAACAGGTCGCGCAGCGCCCCGGCATTGGCCTGGAGATTGTCGCGGAACCAGCGGCTGACCGCCGGCGCGTCGGCCGGTCCGTGAAAATGCGCGTGGAACTGCGCAACGCCGGAGCCGCCGGCGGCGATCATGCCTTGCAGCCCCTGCGAGATAGCCGCCGGCAGCACCATCTCCCGCGCGTGCAGCAGCGCGGGAGTCGCGCCGGCAAGGTTGGGGACCGCCCACCCGCCCGCCGCCGACGGCACGATCCCGCCCTGCGCAAAACCGAAGAGGCCGCCGACCCACGAGAAAAAGCTGCTGCCTCCTGCGGCTGCGCTGCCGATCCCGGCCGCGCTGGCGACCGACGCACCCGCCCCCGTGGTCGCCGCCGCCGCTGTCCCGGTGAGGGCCGCGGTCAGCGCCGCCATCGCGGACGTCGATGCCCCCAATGCGGTGGTGTTCGCGGTCATCGCGGCGGCCTGGGTCGTCGCCGCTGCGCCGCCAGCACCCGAGAGCAGGCCGGTGCCGAGCAGCCCTCCCGGCTGGTTGATGCCCAAGAGCGCGGTCAGGCCCGCCCCGAGTCCGGTCGCGCCAGTCCCCTGCGCGGCATTGACCGCGTTGGCCACCGCCCCGCCGGCAAGGTTGGCGAGGCCCGATGCGGCCCATTTCGCAGCCATCGACTCGATCTCGTCGAGAAAGAACGTCTCGACCTCCTGCATCAGGCGGGTCATGCCCTTGGCCCAGCTCGTCTGCCCTGTGAGCATCGCATTCAAGCTGCGCTGCACGGCGCCCCCGGCGCGGTCGAAGGCTCGTTCGTACGATGCCGCAACACGGTCCGCCTGGCTGCGCGACGCATCGGCCAGCTGCCGGTATTCGGCGCTCGTCTGCACCATGTAGCGCTCGTCGACCTGCCGCATCAGCGCCGCCGCCGAGAGTCGGTCGGCGATCGAAGCCCTATCACTGTCGCGGATTGCCTGCAGCCGCGCCTGCTCCTGAGCGAACAGCTGCGCGGTGTAATCGATATCGAAGCCGAGCGCCTGCTGCAACGACAGCTGCTTGCTGTCCACGAGAACCTGCATCTCGTTCTTGAAGGCGGCAAGATAGGCGGCATCGGCTTGTCGCATCGTCTGCGTCGCTTGAAGCGCGGCATGCGTCAACTGGTCGAGCCGCCCTTGCAGCAGGCCGAGCGCATCGACCGCGGCGTCGATATTGGCGCCGATGGAGATTTCCATTTTGTCGGGCATGACCCACCTCGCGGCGTCGGCCGCGCGGCGGCGGACCGATCGGGGGTTACTCGATGGTGATGAGCGAGAGCGTCTTCGGGTTGCGATTCGGCATATCCGGAACGCCGCTGAACTCGCTGCGACTGTGCAGGCTGAACATCGCGCCGCAGAACGGCGCCGGCTCGGTGTCGATCGCCTCCTTCGTGTAGCGGAAGATGCCGTATCGCTGGACGGCAACCTTCGTGTTTTCGCGCGGTTTGATCACATTCTCGTAGAAACGGTAGAGCGCCATCCGGTCGAGCCCCGGGCAGCGATTGCCGAGCACGACCGAGACCACGTCGTAAAGGCGCGTACTGTCGTATTCCGACGCGGTATGCGCCAGCTCCGGGTCGCCCGGCAGATCGAATTCGATCTTCTCGACGCGGTCGTTCGGCGAGGGCGACGCAAGCGTCAGGGTGATCCCGATCACCTCGGCGTGTCCTGGCAGCCGCGCATCGATGGTGATCTTGCGATGCGCGGTCCGGCCGTTGACATCGAGCTCATTGCGCTTGGCGATCTGCGCTGCGACGACGCTCATGTCGAACCAGAACGCGGTGCCCAGCGATACCATGCAGACGCGCAGGTCCGTCTTATAGCAGCCGGCATGGGCTTCCTCCGGCGTGAAGCCAGGGCTCGACGACGCAGCGCTTCCCTGCCCCATCCCGGCCAGGAAAAGCATCACTGCCGCCGCTGCTCCCCGCATCCGCGCCTCCCCGCGCCGCTCGCGCGAAGGCTACAATCGTTTCCCGCTATTCGCCAACCGCGCGTGGTTGCGCGCCCGCAAGGCGTCGATATCGAACACCGGTGGCGGCATACCGAGATCGCTCCGGACGGCCACCGCCAGGCCCAGCGGGACCATCGCCGCCAGATCGGCCGGGCTCGGCCGCGTGCGATCCGCCGGCTTCCAACCGAACGCCCTCGCAATGACCTGCAGCATGAGATGCGCGGGCGGGTTTTCGGCCCAATACGCGAAGATTTCCTCCGCCTCGGCGAGCGTCATGTCGTCGATAGCGGCGTAGGGATAAGCGCAGCCGGTGGCGAGTGCGGCATAGATCGCCGCTAGCCGGTCGCCACCGGCAAGGCTTCCCCCGCCGGCACGTCTCCGCCGCGCGACAGCCCGGCGACCGCGAGGATCGCCGCCACGGCGGCCGTCACCTCATCCATCGTCGCCTCCAGCTCGAGCACGCCATCGAGCGTCAGTTCGGGCATGGCTTGGGACAAGCCGGCCTGGATGACCCGCGCCGCCGCGTCGACCATGGCGCCGCCGCGCTTGCCCGACAGGTCGTCCAACGCATCGAGCAGCGCCCGCAATTGCCCGAGCCGCAGCGGCTCGACCTGAAACTTTCGCCCGCCTAACGTGACCGTCACTCCGCTCATCGCCCTACTCCAGGGTGCTGAGCGTGCCGATCGTCCCGCTGCCGTCGGCGAAGGCGCTGAAGTCGAATTGCTGGATCTCGTAGTCGTCCGTCTTCGTCGGCAGTGACAGCTTCGTCGCGGTGCAGGCATTGAGCACCAGCGCCAGTCCCGCCGGCACGCCCAGTGTGGATTTCTGCGTGTAGAAGGTCGCCTTGAAGGTCGGCGTGAAGCCCATCAGCTGGTTGTTGATGACCAGCTTCTTGCCGCCGCTCGGGGCGTAGAGATACGAGATCAGCACCGCCGCGCTCGCATCCGCCGCCGCAAATGTATAAACCCCCGTCGCGGCATTGACCGAATACTGCCCGGCCGCGGACGGGGTGGTCACGCGGGTGAAGCGCTGCCCGGCATTGGCGCCGGTCGCGTAGAAGACGCCGAGATCGTCGGAAAAATTGGACGCATTGGCCGCGGTCACCGTATAGGGCGTCGTCGCCGGCACGTTGCCGGCCTCGTTTTCCGACACGGTCAACTGGCCGCTCGCCGCTGTTTGGCCGAAGAACAGATCGCCGTAGATCGCCCCGAAGATGCGCGCGAACTTGGCCTTGCCGGTGATCTTGCCTTGGCCGCGCGCGATGTCGACCGGGAATTGGAACTGGCCCCAGAGTTCCTTGGTCTGCCAGTCCCAATCGATCTGCACGTCCTGCAGGATGCCGAACTGGTCGGGACCGATGCCCGATCCGGTGACGTCCGTGCGGTTGCCCCACAGCGCCCCGGCGCCGAAAGCGAGTTGCATGTCAGTTGTCCTCCTTGAGGCTGGCCCCTTGGGCATCGGCGAGGCGCCGCTTCAGCTCTTCCTTGGCGGCGAAGGCGTGGTTCCAGGCCGCCGTCATCACAGCGACTGGCGACCCCGGGAAATGGTCGGCCCACCAGCGCTCGACCAGAGCCTCGTAAGCCGCCGATGACGGCACGACGGCGACCGGTTTCCGCGCCTTGGACGCGGCAGTGTCGTTCATGCTGGTTCTCCTGGTCTTTGGCCGGTCAGCGTGCGATCTGCTGCAGCAGCGCGTTCGGCAGCCGGCGGTTCGGCCAGATCGCCAGGCGCGCGATCGTCCCATTCCACTGATGCGTGCCGGTGCCATTGGCGCCGACGACAACGCGGGACGGTACGAACATCGTGTTCCCCGCCGTGGTCGCGAGCGTGCCGCCGCTGGCGACGGCCTCGTCGTTCACCGTCACGGCATAGGCGATCGCGAGCCAGCCGCCGGTAGGCCATACGACGCTCTGGGCCGGGGCCGGCTGCGCCGAGCCTCCCACAAACATCCCGAGCCCAATGATGCCGTTGTTGCTGTTGCGGTCGATGTCGATCCGCTGGTTGTTGTCGCCCTGGTCGATCTGCAACGGCGTCTGCGTCGTGCCGTAATTGATCGCCATCGCCGGTACGCCGCCGATGAACGCCGACAAGCTGGAGCCGAAATTCGGCTGCCGCGCGATCGTCACAAAGTCTCCGTTGCGCGTTGCCGGCGCTCCCCCGGTGACGATCAGCGGCGTCCCGCCATTGCCGTTCTCAAGCTGAAATGCGTTGAGCAAGCCGGAGACGGTCACCGTCACCGTGCCTCCCCCGGACAGCACGAAGATGTTGGGGGCCCCCTGCGTCGCGGCCCCGAACCCGGTGCCCGTGGCCGTGCCCGCCGAACTGGTCGCCGACCCGGAACCGTTGACCCATAGCGTGTAGGTTCCGGCACCGAGGCTTGCCGTCGTCTGCGTCGCCGGCGCCGTGCTGTTGAGCAGGTAATTGGTTCGTGCCTCGAAAATCTGCAGGCCGGCGCCCGGCACCACAGCCGCCACGCCGGCGGCAAAGGTCACATAGGCCGTGCCGCTTGCCGATGTCGGCAGCAGCGAGGTTTCGGGAGCGGCGCGATTGACGGTCAGGCACGTCGCCGCGCTGCGACACCCGGTCCGGGCCTGCCAGTAGCGGCCGTTGAGGAAATCGAGGTCGAGCGCGGCGCCAGGCAGCACCCAGCCGGGAACGCCCGTCTGCTCGCGCTCCCGCACGCGGTCCGCTTCAGCCGCGCCGACCGCCAACCCGGCCAGCGCCAGCCCGGTCAACACGGCGACGCCCCGGCAGAGAATCCCGCGCACGGCCTAATTGTCCCGGTCCGTGGATACGAGCAGCGTCTCGACCTCGCCCGAAATCGGCGTGTAGCCGCCCGCGCCGATCGCCACCAGCGCATAAAGATAGGTTTGTCCGGCCAGCGCCTTGAACGGCAACGCGCCGATCACCGCATTGTTGGTCGAACACGGCGAAAACCATTTGGCGGTGCCGTCGTTGGTCTTCTGCCACGACGCGCAGGTCAGCGTCCCGAGATACGAGCCTCCGGTCAGGTCGGCGAGATACGGCCCGACATAGGCCGAACCGTCGACAAGACCGGAGACCGTCACCGCCGCATTCGAGAACAGATGCCAATACTGCGTCGGTGGTGTCGATGCGCCCGTGTAGCTCGACGCCGCGAACGCGGCGACGATCTTGCCGGACCCTGCGGCGGTGCCGGTGACCGAGATTTGGCTCGGCGTTACACTGCCTGCGGTGTTGTTGGCGATCAGCTGGCTCCCGGTATAGGCCGTCGTGTTCGCCGGGCGGGTCACCGAACCGCCGCCATTGATGCTCGCGAGCGCATTGATCGACACGGTGCCGCTGACCGGCAACGGCAGGCTCGCACTCGGCGGCGCGGTGCCGCCGCTGCCGTTGGGGATGACCAGTTCCGCCGGCGGCGCCAGCGCACCGGGAGATGCCGCTTGATAGGGTCCCTGGCTGTTATCCGCACGGGCCGGGACGCAAAGCGCCAGCAGCAGCGCCGACGCCAAGCAGCGAATGGGTCTGCGAATCATTCGATATTCCCCAAAAGATATGAGGGCACGTTCGCCTCTGCGTCAGCCGACGCAGAGTATCTCGACGGGCACGATGGCCACGGCCTGGTCGCCCAGCACGCCTTCGTCGGTCTCGATCTTTCCGCTGATGTAGGCGTGCTGGACGGTCGCCGGCAGCCCAAGATCCTGAAGCCCGGTCGCCGCCGAGCCGGCGAGTGCCGCCTCAACAGCGTCGAGCAGCGGGTTCAACAGCGTCGCCGGCGCGACATACGGATCGCTCGAATGGACATAGAGGAAGAGGTCCACCGACAGCGCCCATAGCGTTGGCGCACCGAGCGTCTTGATCGTCGCCAGTTCGCTCTTTTGCGCCATGAACAGCGTCGGCTGCTCGGCCGGCGCCACATCGCTCCAATGCCGCAACCGCCGGTCCACCAACGCGAAGTCGGCCGCGGCGCCCAGCAGTTCGAACAGCGCCGCGTAGATCGGCTCGCGTGCTATCATGACTGCAGCGCCTCGGCCGCCGCCGCCTCGATCGCGGCTCGAATTTCCGGCAGTGTCTCGTTGAGCGCCGAACGCATGAACGATCGCTCGGGCATCGTCGTCGCCGGTAGCTGCACGCGCTTGAAGAAGCGCTGCTGGCCGCGCCAAGGAAAAGCCAGCACCCGCGCGGCCTGCGGCAGGACGGTCCGCGCCGGAAGTATGCCGCCATATTCGTGGATCGCGGCATAGGGCGAGCCGCTGCCCACCGTGACGCTGGCCCCGAGGCCGACGCGCTCCGCCGTCACCGTGATGCTGCCGGCGAGCCGCCCGGTCCGCCGCCGCAGCACCTCGCCCGACAGCTTGCGGTCGATCCGCGCACGCAGCACGCCGCCGAGCCGCTCGATCTCCTGCGCCAGCCGCTCTGCCAGCGTCTGCGGCAACGCGCCGACGCGGGTGCTGAGCGCGCCGAGCCCATCCACCGATACAGTGATCATAGCGCGCCCGCGAGCATGGCCGGATCGGTCGCGGTCGGGGCCAGCCGCCGGGCAAAGCCCGACACCGGCGTCACCGCACGGTACGGCGCGAGCAGCGTCTTCACGCCGTCGCTCATGTCCTTTTGCGAAAACGTTACCGTCTCGCCGCTCATCAGCGCCTTCGACACCTCGCCAATCCGCGTCCGCTCGCGATAGCGTTGCGCCACCAGCTCGATGCAGGCCTGCGCGATATCCGGCGGCGCGCTCGAATAGCCGGCGGTGTAGGTCACCACGACGTTCTGCGCCCGGCGGGTGAGCACATAACCGCGCAACGCCAGCTCGGTCGGTGTGAACACATAACCGGCGGCAAAGCCGCCCCCCGCGCCCACAGCGTCAGCGGCGGGCGGGATGGCAAGCCCGTCGATCGACAGCGACAGCACCGCAGTAACCGGCGTATTGGCAAAGACCAGCCGCTGGCCGCCGGTGCCATCCCGTATCTCGATCCAGTCGGCCGACAGGATCGGCCGGTCCAGCCAGCTCTCGATGAACCGGCTCGCCGCCCCGATCAGCCGCAACAGCAGCGCGTCGTCAGTGGCCGGAAACGGGTTCTGCCCGGTCTGCAGCCACGCCGTGACATCGGCCAGGCTGCACAGATCGCCGATCGCCATAGCGGATCAGCCGTTGCCGATATTGGTGATGACGCCCATCGCGAACGGTGCGTATACCGCCAGCACCTCTTCGGCGTAGACGCCGACCTGGCGCTGCCGCGTCACCACCGGCCAATCGATCTGGTAGTAGTCCTGCCGGGTCTTCACCTCGGCGACGTTCGGCACCTCGTTGGACTGGTACTGCACCGGCAGGTTTTCCGCCCAGCCGATGATCGTCCCCGGCGGCACTTTGGGGTGAATGCGAATGGGAATGCGCAGCCCGCCGTTCAGCGCGAAGGGGTTGAAGTAGTATGACACCGCCCCGGCCGCCGCCAGATCGTAGGCATTGCCGTCGCCGCTCACCTCGTAGCGCAGCAGCGGGGCCGAGGCGTTCGACAACACCTTGGCGGTGATGTTTTTCAATTCCTGGACGTTGACGTAGAGCACGGTCGGCGACAGCTGATAATTGTTCCACATCGTCTGGAACATCGTGTCGATCTCGACCACCGAACCGCGCCCCGAGGCGGTCAGCGGCGTGCCGGTGCCGGCGGTGCCGGTCGCCTGCGTCGCGACATAGGCGTTCGACCCGTTTTTCAGCGCCGTCGTCAGCAGCCCGTCATAGGCATAGCTCGGATTGGCCGAATTGTCGGCGGTGATCGCCGATTGCGCCTGTCCGGTGCCGGCGAGCGGCGCCGAGAACGCGGCGCTGTTGATCGTGGTGATCGCCTCGAGCTTTTCGCCGCCCGTGGCGGTGCCGACATACCAGGCGTAAGCGACGGCGCCCGGCACCGGCGCGATGCTGGCGAACAGCGTCTGGCCGAGGGTCACCGGCTGGCCGGAGCTTTCGGCGCTGATATTCGACGAGCCGCCGCTGAGGTCGTAGGTCTTGCCGTCGGCGCCGGTGATGTGCTTCGTCGTGGCGATGCCGCCGGCAAGGCTCGAATTCTGGTAGCCTTCGAGGGTCAGCGCCACGACCTTGACGTAATAGGTCGCGGCCGGGAGGGTCGCGCCGGTGCCCGAGGCCGACAATGCCGGCGTGCCCGGCACGCCCAGCTGCAGCGAGGCATTGCCGGCGAGGATCGCCATCTCCTCCTTCAGCATCATCTTCTGCAGCAGACGGAAGGTCATCCGCGCCTGGATGTCCTCGAAGTTGCGCCCGGCGTTGATCGCTTCGTAGGTCGCCGCGTCCTCTTCGCCGATCGTCACAAAGCCCGCCGACTTCGACGCGGTGGTATACGACATCTGGGCCGAGCGCTGCCCTTCCGGAACCCAGCCCATCGCGTCAAAACCCGAGCCGACAAGTTGCGTCACCTGGCGCCAGTTGGTCGCCGTGCCGGTGCCGCCGCCGACGCGTGGGATGACGTTCCGCAGCGGCGTCACGAACGGGTACAGGTTTTTGGCCGGCGCCTGCAAATCGAACGCCACCAGACCGGTGCCGGTCGAGATCGTCTTGGCGAGCTGGTCGCTGGGCGAGCGCAGCGCGCCCTTGACCAGATCGAGCGTGTCTTGTGTCGGGTTCATGCGTTTATTTCCCTCCGCTCGGGCAACAAAAAACCCGCCGAACGGCGGGCTGGGTTCGAGTCGCAGGCCTTTTGATCAGCGCATGCCGAAAGGCCGGATCGGGTTGGCGTGTGCGGCCTTGATCAACGTCAGGGTACGTTCCTCGTCGCTCATCCGGGCAAGCGCAACGACGACGTCTTCGGTTGAGGCCTCGGGATGGCCGCCGTCCTCGCTTTTCGAGATGCCCGCGGCGCGAGCCATCGTCCGAGGCGGCAACGGTGTCGCCTGCAAAACTGCGACGGACTTTTCTAGCTCTTCGAGGCGCGGCAGGATCGCGGCTGCAAACGCCTTCGCCAGATCGTCGGCACGCACCGCCTTGTCGCTTTCCTCGGGCACGGCCTCGGCCTCATTGGCAAATCCATCGCAATGGGCACCAGCGCGGCACAGTGCGTCGTGCGCGTCCTTCAGATGACCGAGCCAAGTCTTCGAATGCCGCCCCATCGCCGTCGTTGCCCAACAGCAATCGCCGCCGGTCAGCATCCGCAAGCGCTCATGCACATGGTCGAGGGTCGCCCGCTCGTCCGACATCGAGGATTTGACCCCCGGCGGCCCCGCCGGATCGATCTTCTCTTTCCACGCCGTGACGATGCGCGCTTTGATCTTGGCGGCCTCCTCGGCCGTGTACCGCGCGGCATTGCCGGGCATGTGGATATAGGCCCAAGCAGCGCGGATGTGCCGTTCCCCATCGAGCGGGTAGCGCTTCTGCCCATCCGCCTGGTAACCGGGATCGGCGTAACCGGTGTCATCGGCCATCGCCTCGCCGCCCTCCGCCTTCCAGCAATCGAACACCGCTTCCGGATTGGCCGGCCGGTCGACCAGGCTGATCTCGGTCAGCGCCAGCGCGGTGATGACGTGCCGGTCGCGCGCATCCCGCCCCCGCACTTTGCCGCCGACCGAAAACCCCTTGTAGACACCGCTCTTCACCTTCTCCCAGGCGCGCGGATCGACGATGCGGGCGCCGACATAAAGCCCCTTGTCGTCGACCCCCGCCTCCTCGGCAACGCCGACCGCCGACATCTGGTGCATCTCGCGGATATTGGCGAATTTCAGATAATCGCCGAGCGCCTCGGCCAGGGCGTCGCGGGTGATGATTTCGCCCTGGTCGTCCTCGGCATCGGTCGAGGCATAGCCCCAGACCATCCGCTCCTCGGCATCGACCTTGGCGATCGGAGCATAAAAGCGCATGCGGCTCACCGTGTGGTTGAAAGACTTACGATCGGGCTATCCACCTGACCTCTTTCGGGTCCGGCTCGGCACCCTGGCAAATTCGTGCGTGAGCGGCTTGATACCGCCGATCCATCTGGAGAAGGCGTCGTAAATCTCAGGCGGAAGCGGCGCCACGCAGTCGATCTTCGTGCGCGGCGCCTTGCACGCCGTACACCGTCGGCGCATCGCCACCCGGTACCGGGTCGAGCCCCAGCAGCGCGCGCGCCTCGTTGACCGCATACACGCCGTTGCGGACATACGTGTCGATGATCTTCGCCTGCTCCATGGGGTCGGCGGGCCGCAAATCCGCCCAGGCGAATTCGAGGTCGGTGTGCCCCATCACATCCTGGATCGCCTGGTCGGCCAGCCGCTTGACCCAGCCCATCAGCGGCGCCAGGCCTTCGTCCTGCGCGGCTTCTTGCGCAGTCTCGGCGGTGGCCCGGTTGACCTGCCGGCTGAACGCCGTCGCCGGCAGCGAAAACGCAAAACACACGATGCGCGCCAGCCACTCGTCGAAATCGTCCTTGTAGGGCGCCTCCTTGAAGGCTTGGTACTTGGCCCCCGCCGGCCCCCACAACAGCCGCGAGCGCGAGCCGGTATTGCCGGCCAGCACGCTGTCGAACCATTCCTGGAACTGGCTGATCTGCTCGACATTCCAGCCGTCCGGGGCGTTAAGCAGCCCCGGTGGGACGTTGCCCTCGGTGAAGTGCTGCAGCTGCATCAGTTGGCGGCGCAGCGCGATGTTCACTGTCATCACGATCTGCTCGACCGGCCCAAAGCCGTAGGCCTTATGCGGCCGCGGGTTGCGCGGCAGATAGAGCAGTTCGTCCGTGGTCAAGAGCTTCCACGGCCGCCCCTTGATAACCTGCTCGTAGGCAGGCGCCGGCGGCCTCGGCCGCCGTCCGGTTTCGTCGACCAGCACCTTGATCGTCGCGCCGTCGACGACGTCGAGCCCGATCAGCGCGCCGCCGCGATTGCGCCGCAACTCCAATGCCGGCGCATCGATCACCAGCACGTCTTCGAGCAACTCGCGCAGCCAGGTCGCAAACGGCCGCTCGCCATCCGGCCGCCGCCAGAAATCGGCAACAGCCGCGCTCCGCGCCCGCGCATCGAGGCGCGCCGCCTGGCCGCCGCGCACGCGGATCGACCAGTCGAGCCGCTCGATCTGGTCCTTGCGCGTCTCGATCGCTAGCCGGGTGATGTCGTGTGAGTCGGCGAGCCGCCGCAGCTCCTCGAACGATACCGTCTCGTAGGATCGCGGCGTATAGACCGTATTGACGCCGACCGGGTAGTCCCACACCCGCACCCGTTCGCGGTCGAGCGGCGTCAGCGGATAGCCGGGCGAGAACACTCCCTGTCCGGGCTGGTAGACGTCACGGAACCGCGTCTCCAACCCCTGCTGCCCCCAAGTGAAAGAGGCCGTGAGGCTGGCCTTCGCGCCGCCAAGTCGAGTATCGATCTCGGGCATTTCTTGTTCAGTCCTGATATCAACACCTCGTCATACCGGCCCAGGCCGGTATCCATGGTAGGACTGGCCCCCGGCCTTCGCCGGGGTGACGCGGAGAGTTGTTTATGGGTTTCACGCTCGGCCGTGCCGCGCCGGTGATGGCGGCACCGTTAGCTAAAAGCTGCTCCACGCCGCCCGCTTCCAATTGTTGGGCGCGGTGCAGAAGTAGAGATAGTTGCTGTCCGCCTCGATCTGGCCGGTCTGGCAGGCGGCGCTCGACGAGGACGGTGTCCCGGTCGCCGGGAACATCCCGTTTGCCGAGGCGCTCGCCGGCGTCAGCGACGCCACGCGAAAATTCGAGCCGTCGAACTCCAGCCGCAAGAACTCGTAGTTCTGCCCGTACAGCGTCAGCGCCGATTGTGCGCCACGCGTGCCCGGCATCAGAATACTGCCGCCGCTGGTGCCGTTGGCCTGCACCGTCAGCGCCTTGCCGTTGTCGCTGGTGAACCCCATCGACCAGCCGGCTGCGATTGCCGTCGTTGACGGCAGCGTCACCGTGAGGCTGCCGATCGGCGAATTGTACGACGAGACCACCAGCCCGCAATCCGCCAGCGTCGCGCTATAGCTGCTGACGGCGGGGAAGCTCGCCTTCGCCACGCATCCGGCGCCGCTCACTCCAAGCGAGGCCGCCGAAGCGGGCGTCACCTGGACTACGCGAAAATTCGACCCGTCAAACTGCAGCAGCGCCTGCTCGTAGTTGCCGGCTGCCAGCTGCAACGACGTCACCGTGGCGCCGCTCCCCGGGTAGAGGATCCGCGCACTGTCGCCCGCGGCGATCTGCGCGGCGGCGGTCTTGCCGTTGTCGTTGGCGATCGCCGCCGTCCATCCCGCATTGAGCGCGCTCGCTGGCGGCAGCGTCACAGTGAGAAAGCCGAGCGGGCTGTTATAGGCCGAGACCGCGTTCCCGTTATCCGCGACAACGGCGGTGTAAGCGCTCACCGCCGGAAAGCTCCAGCGCGACACCCCGCCGCCGCTGCCGGCGATGCCCAGTTGCTGCGCCGTCGCCGGCGTCACCTGCTCGACGCGGAAATCGCCGCTGCCGTCGTATTGCAGCGTCACGTACTCGTATTGGTATCCCGCGAGGGTCAGCGTGCTCTGCGCGGCGGCGTTGATCAGCGGGTAGAGGATGTGCCCGCCGCTGGTGTCGTTGACCCGCACCTGTAGCGATTTGCCCTGGTCGGTCGCAAACCCCATCGACCACCCCGACGGCAGCTCGCTCGTCGGCGGCAGCGTCACCGTGAGACCCGCGCTGGTGTTGTAGCTCGACACCACGTTGCCGTTGTCGCCAAGCTGGGCCGCGTAGCCCGCGCTCGACGGGTACAGCCAGTTGCCTGGCCAGTCCCGGCTTTGCAGCCCGTTTGTCGCCAGCGTGTTGCGCGTCCCGGCGGTGACCCGGAAGTTGTTCCCGTCCGATTGCAGCTCCAGGTACTCGAAATTCCCCGGCCCCAGCGTCACCGCCGTCAGCGCCTTGCCGCCCGACAGGATCGTGCCGGACGGCGCCGTCACGGTCATGCCTTTGCCGTTGTCCGTGGCAAACCCCATCCGCCACCCGGCATTGACCGCCCCCGGGGCCGGCAAGGTCACCGCCAGCGACACGCCCGGTGCGTTGTAGGACGAGAGCGCCGAGCCGTCGTCGACCCCGCCCGCCGTGTAGTTCGCAACGGCGGGAAACTGCCAGGCCGCCCAGCTGCCCCCGCCCACCACCTGGACCCCGACCGATTGCGGCCCGCGATTGGTCACCAGCCCGGCATACGTCGGATTGATGAGCAGGTTGCGGTTGCTCGCCGTCGCGCTGACCGCGGTGGCGCAGTTGAAATAGGGTGAGACGAAGGTATTCTGCCCGTCATGGTTGAAGGTGATCGCCAGGCAGGTGGGCGCCACCTCGAAATCGAAGCCGAACACCGTGTTGGCGAAGTTGAACCCATTTTCCAGCAGCATTGCCGCGCCGCCCGTGCCTGCCGCCGAGCCGGCGCCGGAAATCCGAGAGAATTGGGTTTGTTCGAGGGCGATCCCGGCCGCGCCGCCAGCGCTGTCGGCCACCGCATAGATATCGCTGTTGAGCACGTAATTGAGCTGCAGCCCGCCGGCCCCGGCCGCGGTGCTCGCGTTGTTCACCACCAGATGGTCGAGCTTGATCGCGTTCTGCGCGTCGGAGAAGTCGCTCTTGCCGATCACCACCGCATAGCCCGGCGTATTCGCACGGACGAACAGCGCGCCCTCTTCCTTGAAATAGAAGCACCCGGTCGGGCTTGCCGTCGTGCCGCCCGAGCATTCGACCCGCAGCACCGGGCCCGACGCGATGCTCGTCCCATCGATCGCCGCGCCCTCGGAGATCACCCTGAACCCGTTCCCCGCTTGCCCCGCATAGTCGATCACAAGCCCGCTCGTCACCTTGTAGACGCCGGCGGAAAAATGCACCGGCCAGCCATGAGCGACCGCCGCGTCGATCGTCGCTTGGATCGCGGCCGTATCGTCGTGGCTGCCGTCGCCGGCGGCACCGTTACACTTCACGTCGATCCACGGTTGCCCCGAGCACATCAGCACCGCACCGCCGAGCGTTGCCGTGCCGCTGGTCGACAGCGTCGAGAAATTTCCCGGCGATTGCGCCAGCGCCGCCGCCGCCATCATCCCGCCTGCCGCAAACACCGCCAGCGCAAGCGCCCGCTCGATCAGGGTCTGCCGGTGCGTCCTTCGAGGCTTCGCTGCGCGATGCACCTCAGAATGAGGACGATTGGAGGATGCCACGCAAAAACCTCTCTCATGCTGAGCAGCGCCGCCAGGCGCGTCCGGAACGACACACCCTGCCCTTGCAGCATTACCCATCACGGCCGTCACCACCGCCGCGCCGCGAAGACCTGGCCGGTCGTCGCACCATAGAGGCTCACCGCCCCAGCCGGCTTGTAGCCGGATGGCGTTGCGAATAGCCCGCCATTGGCCGTCAGTTGAATGCTTGCTCCGCCGTCCGAGGCGATCCCGGTGTCGCAAATCCACAGCGCGGCCGAGGAATTGTTCTGCACCAAAAACCCGTTCACCGGAACTATGCCGCCGAAAAGGGTCTGCGCGCTGCCGCCCGTCGCGACCGCGCCGCTGCCATCGCTCGCGGCGCTGCCGGCGGTGTTGATCACCGGCAGCGGGTTGCCCGGCCCGACCGGGCTTGCGACGCCCGCAACCACAGAGGCCGCCGCGTGGAGCGGCACGAGATTGCCGCTGCCGTCCGGCTCGGTGGCCAGCGACTGGACGGTAGTATTCGCGTCTTTGACGAGCAGCGTCATGGCGCCTCCTGCTCCTTTTGTGCGAGGCGCCGATACGCCTCGAAAATGCCCTGTCCCGCAACCGGTCGCACCAGCAGTTCGCTGAGCGCCCAGACCAGCGCGTCGACCCGGTCGGGTGAATAGCCCGCTGCTGTCCGGTCGAAATCGTGGACGAAAGCACACATCTGGTCTTCGAGCCGCGGCAGCGCACCGAGATGATGCACCCTGCCTTGCTCGTAGAGCGCGGCGACCGGCTCGGCCCGCGCGACTTTGCCGTGCGCCGCATGCACGGCGGCAAACGGCACGCTGGCATCGACGACGCGCAGCGTTGCCTCGACCATTTCCCCGCCGTTGTTGACCTCGGCGACGATGCGGTCGGCGCCGTGCGACCGATAGCCAGCGATCGCCGCCTTCGCCCACTCCGTCGGCGCGTAGCGGCCCGACAGATCGGCCAGTACGTAGCCGTGCCCGCCGCCGTCCTTGCCGGCGACGACGATCCCGGTCTCGTCGGAATGCTCGCCCGAGCCCGCCGCCGGGTCGATCGCCACGACGACCCGTGTCAGCTCCGGCACCTCCGACACGCGGCCGGCTTCGATCAGCCCGTGAGTCCACAGCGCGCCCGGCGCGTCTTCGAGCAGTTCGGCGTCGAGTTCCTGCCGGCCTAGTCGTGTTCCTTCGTACCGCCTCACGATCTGTTCGAGAAAAACCGGCGCGAGGTTCTCGTGGTTCTCGGCGGTTGTCCCTCGCGTCACCGCGACCTTCGGGTCGGCGAGCAGCCCCTTGATGAGCGGCGTCGGCCGCGGCGTCGTGGTCACCACGGCGCGTGGGTCGCTACCGAGCCGCAGCCCGAACATCAGCATGTCCCACGCCTCCGGATAGCGCCAGGCGGCCAGCTCGTCGCACCACGCGAGGTCGTGCTGCGGCCCGCGCAGCCGCTCCGGCTCGTCGGCCGAGTACGTTGTCGCGATCGCTCCGTTCGGCCAGGTCAGCCGTCGCTTCGAAGGCTCGTAGTCCGGCCGGCGGCCAAACAGCGACACCGCCAGCAACCCGCTTTCTCCTTCCACCATCACATCGCGCGCGTCGGCCGCGGTCGGCGCGACCAGTGCGATATGTCCTGCCCTGTGCGCCGCGACCTGCGAGCGAACAAACTCGGCGCCCGTTCGCGTCTTGCCGAAGCCGCGTCCGGCCAGCAACAGCCAGACACGCCAATCGCCGTCCGGCGGCAGCTGGGTGTCTCGCGCCTTCAGCTCCCAATCATGGTCGACTTGGTAGACGATCGCTCTCGGCAGCGTCTTCAGCAGCCTTGCCCTCGTCGCGCTCGGCAGCGAGTCGAGCCAGCCAACGAGCAAGTTCTTCACGCGCGTCCTCCGCGGCCATCGCCCATTCTTCGTTCTCTTCCTGTCGGCGCGGGTTTGGCGTGAACATTCCGAGATGGCGCGCGATCGCGTCGAGCGCGGCCTTGCGGTCATAGAGCTTGACCCGGACCGGTCCCTTGCCCGTCGTTCCGGTGCTGATCTCGGCGATCGCCGCGGCGTCCGCTTTGCTCAGCCGCGCCTTGACGTGCAGGCCCTCGTCGTCCCACCACACGATGTGGCGGAGGTCGGCGAACGCGATCCGCGCGTACTCGCGAAGCACCTTCTCGACCGTGACGCCGAGCCGTTTGGCGCGCGCTTCCACATCCTCGAATTGGCCGTCCGCCGATGCGTCGTCGGCGTCCGGCTCGGGCGGTCCGAGATGGCGCAGCGCATCGTCCAGGGAACGCTGCGAGCGCGTCCGCCGCGGTGATCGGATGGCCAATGCCGTTGCCCCGATGGGGTTGCTGCGGCGGCGAGGCCTGTCGCCTCGCCCAGTTCCGTCAGCGTGGCGATCTTGTACCTCATCGATCCGGATTTGTCAATCGAAAAGTGCGAGTATAGCAATTTATCGGAAATGAGTTTCGAGCGCGCCCAGCGTGGCAATCAAAATGCCGGCGGCGGTCTCCTGGCTGACCCGGCGGCCGGCCCACCCCTGCTCCAACGCCCATTCCTTGAGCGAGCGCTCCCAGCCGACGACGTGCCACAGGCACGATCCTGCGGGCGAGGCGATGCCGCCGACCGCCTGAACCGCGCGCCAAACAGCGGTGCGCGCGGCTTCGACCCGCAGGCCCGGCGCATGGTCGTTGCGCCGCGACGGCTTGTCGCCGATGTTCAGCCGCGCGATATCGAGCGCCCGCAGTGGATCGAGCTGCGCCAGGGCGAAGCGCCGGCGAAACTCTTCGCCCGCCTGCCGCATCCCGGCGGTGATCGATCCCCGCCGTTCCATCAGCGTCAGCGTGTCGACCGCGCGGTACGGCCGCGCCGGCCGCCCGTCTGCATCGGCGATGATCGCCGGGACGAGTTCGATGGGCCCGTGCTGCAGTCGCTCCGGACTGATGACACTCTCCCGCGCAAAGGACCGCGATGGCCGCTGGCGGGTCATTGTCCCTCTCCACCATCTTGAACAATACGTGAACATCTCGGGCGTGCCAAACTGCGTACAATCAACTCAAGCCGGCGCAGAAACGTCTCGGGCGGCTGGCGCGCGGCATGGCCCCGTCGCCCGCCAACCGCTCCCGCCAGCGCCTCCGCTTCGCGCAGCCGGCGGCGTTCGCCCGCACTGCCTTCGGCGATATGGCACAGCCGGTGGTGCGCCTCGCAATAAGCCGAGCCGCGGCGCCGCCGGTCCCCGCAAGTCCCACCCCCATCCTGAATGAACGCGCAGCCATCGCGTGACGCGCGGCCGTCGAGCAAGCCCCATGATGCCCCGCCATCCATGGCCCTCTCCCAAGCCCATTGCCATTATCGCAATGCCGATATATCATCGTGTCTCGACATGTCAATATAGCAATATTGCAAATGGACACGATCTGGTTTCACAACGTGCTGGAACGCGCCGGCCACACCCAGGCGGACCTTGCCCGCCATCTCGGGCTGCCGCCCTCCGCGGTGTCGCGGATGTTGCGCGGGGAGCGTCAGATCAAGCTGCTGGAGGCGGTGCAAATAGCGCAGTTCCTCGGCGTGCCGCAGGAGGAGGTGTCGCGCCGCGCCGGCGACACCGAGGCGGCGCCGCCGCCCGAGACCGGGCGTCGCGGGCGCCCGCCGCGGGCAGTGCCGCCCTATGCCCCGCCATCGCGGCAGGACACGATGCCGATCCGCAGCGGGGCCCGCGGCGGCGGCAGCGACCGCGAAATGTTCCTGCAGGACGGCCCGATCGGCTACACACCGCGCCCGGCAAACCTCGCCGGCGTGCGCGACGCCTACGCCATCTACATGACCGGCGATTCCATGGAGCCGCGCTACACCCAGGGCTGGCTGCTGCACGTCAACCCGTTCAAGCCGCCGATCCGCGGACGCGATGTCGTCGTCTATAAGACCGACCACGCCGTGCTCATCAAACAGTTCGTCGGCTGGAACGATGACGCGCTGGTGCTGCGCCAGCTCAACCCGGACGAAACCTTCCGCATCCCGCGCGGCGACGTCGTCGAGTGCCATCTGATCGTCGGCGTCGACCAGGAGGGCTGA